CGAGCCATGAACAATATTCCTATTGTTATTGCATCGGCCGATCAACGATGGTATTTAATTTATTAGTCTGAATGATCGACAAGCTAGTCAGACTCACAAACCGCAACTTCACCCGTTGGCGGTTTATTTTTTTGTTGGAAACCTGTTATATACCCACAAAAGCTAAAATTAAAGCCAAAAATAGTTGTTTACTTTTTCGACCTACCGATTTATAAAGTCCGTCCACTTTTAACCTTTGGAGGGTGAGCCCAATGGAAAATGTATCGGCAGATATTGCCAACGATCCACAATTAATTCACAAGAAAATCAGTTTAATCATGGGACAAATATCAGCAGTCCCTAAGAACAAACAGGCCATGGGCTATAAGTTTAGAGGGGTAGATGATGTATACCTAGCTCTAAAGGACAAAATGGCAGAACATGGCGTCTACACCGTTCCAAGAATCATCTCAGACCGCAGCGAAGAGAGACAGTCGAAGAACGGTAGCAACCTCATCTACAGGATAATACTCATAGAGTATAAGTTTTATGCCGAGGACGGTTCGCACGTCACTGCAGTGGTTATTGGCGAGGGCATGGACAGTGGCGACAAGGCTACTAACAAAGCCATGAGCGTTGCTCACAAGTACGCCTTGCTTCAAGTGTTCATGGTACCTACTGATGAGCCAAAAGACCCAGAGCACGATTCGCCCGAGGTGTTGCCTAAAAATGCCAACGTGGTGGCACAAAAGACAGCCGCTCCACAACCGCCAACGTTTGACCCAAATAACAAGCAGCATCGTGAGAAGATCTACGCTGAGTGTTTAAAACGTAAGATCTTTGGCGATCATCAAAACAATCTAATCACTGCAATGACAGGTAAGCCGTTTACCGCTGCAGAGCTAGAAAAACTAATCGTAGTAACTAACCCAGAATACCCAGGAGACTTGTAATGCTTAATCAATGTAACTTTATCGGAAACGTCGGCAGAATCGAAACCAAGGTACTTCCACAAGGGCAAACTGTTTGTAAGTTTAGCCTGGCCGTGAATCATAAAACCAAGGCAGGCGATGAGACCCTGTGGCTTGACGTGACAGCGTGGGACAAGCTTGCTAAGACATGCGAAACGTACTTGTCAAAAGGTAAGAAAGCTTACGTCAGCGGAAGATTAACAACCAGGACGTACATGAACAAAGAAGGTCAGAACGTAACCAAGTACGAGCTTGTCGCCAATCAAGTAGTCTTCTTGTCGCCAAAAGATGACAGCGCTGAACCAAGCCAACTCACAGCAGAATCGGACTTCTTTTGATGCAAGATAAATTGTGTAATTTTTTAGACGCCCTATTTAGGACCTATTGGCATAGAGAAGGTTTTGGATGCTTTAGTCCAATTGACCCTGACAGTTTTGAGTCTGCAGATAATGAAAATATTTTTGCTATTGAAAACAAGCTATCAGGTGAAGTTCTTCTTATAAACATAGATGAATATAAGTTTATTACGCCTGACGAATTAACTGATTTGGTTTCTTCCAAAAAGATTTTCTTGTCTGAAAAAATTAACTATCTGTTAACAATATGGAGCACGCAAAATTTGCCAGAAACTTGTTTTGTTCAAAGAAAAATTTTATCTTTTTGTAGATATCCAACTAGAGATCAGGTCATTTCTAAAAAGTTTACTGACGACCAACTTTGGTCATCTAAAGGAAAAAGCTTAATGGGTAGAGATTTTGATAGCATAGAACCAACCTCTATTAAATCTAGTATGTATGACTTGAGGCCAATTGCATGACAACACTAGCAACCTTGACGCAACAGTTTGAGGCTCTATGCGATGAAATAGACGCCAGTGGTGGTCTAGACCTGCAGGCGTCGCACCAAGAGAAATGCTCGGCATACGTTGCTTTGCTGAAAGTATCTCAGATGAACGCGGCCTATTACTCGGCCAGGGCTGAACAGTTAAAGCAACGAGCCAAGATGTGCGAGGCGGTCGAGAAGTCTTTAAAAGAACGACTTAAGTACAACCTTGAGCAATCACCAGACTTGCCATGGAAAACCGCAGATGGAGACAGGATCTCTTTAAGAGACAACCCCGAGAGTTTAGACCTAAAAATACTTACATCAACCAGGTCTTTTTCAAAGGTGATAGAGCCTATTTGTTTAGATGAAATACCGTTAGAATTTATTGACGTAGTGATGATTAAGTGCCTCAACACCGATAAGGTTAAAAAGCACCTACAGGCAGGCAATAAACTTGACTGGGCTGAATTGAAACGAGACAAACATATTAGGATTACTTAAGCCGTTGTTCTACCACCGACCACAACGCTAAAGCTCCTTGAGTCTTGGCAATCTTAACCGCTTCGGTAATCGATAAACCTCCAGTGATTTGTACGTGGGGTTTTTCAAACGAAAGAGTTTCAAACCCATGCGCGTGTAGGATGTCATGAGCTTTGTCCCAGTCGCCTTGCCATGACCAGACTTTGTTTTCGTAGAACACACAGTCACTTGCAAGACTCAAATTGTGCCAGCTTTCCCAAGCTTTAGCGTTTGTTACTATCTTGCCGTCGCGTGTTCTGCCCTGTGAGTAAAGAAAATCTTGCCTTGAGGGACTTCTATAAGTCTCGAATACTGCTAAAGGTAATCCAGCTTCTTTGCAAGCGTCCAACGCTTTCAATAGGCGAACTTCAAAGAAAGGTGCAAGTAGGCTAGTATTGCGGTTAGGTTTTTCTATAGACATTTGCTTCCCCTTAGTATATTAGAGTATACAAAACTATATCGGAGTACACATGCAAAGAGTTACTGTCGAAATTGGTAAAAATAAAAAGTCTCTTTTAAAGTATACCACTAGCCGAGGGTGGTCTGTATCCTACGTGGTCAGAAAGTTAGTAGAAAAATTACTTAGTGGAGAGATTGTACTGTGATTAATAAACCACAAATTCACCCACTATTTGAAATCATTCTAGACAATTGGAGGCTACATGGATTTGCCACCGAAAAGAAGCCTGCTAAGGCGAATATGGCTAGCATTTTGGCCGAGAAGAAAGCTAAAAATATATACCCCTTTCCTCGTCGCTTGGAGAAGAAAGATAGGAGCCGATAATGAAAGTCGAATTAACGAGATCCTCATCTTGGAGCGAAAAACCTGACCCTATAGCGTATCGCATTATTGAAAGCGATGTTCCAGATGATGACTACTACGGTGGTTATTTTGCTGACATAGAATCAATAGAATGGGCTGTCGATAAATGGGGAGATTTAGTTGTAAAAAAATCAGACAAGCCAGGTGTTAAACTATGCGTAGAAATTTACGATTATTATAGAGAATAAACCAGAGGCGTTAGGATGAATAGAGATGAAAATAACAATTGAATACGATAACGAATCAGACGCACTTGCTGCTATCAACGGCTGGCGTAAACAAGCTGCGATTGACGAAGTCGGTAACGAAGTCTTTCGCCCTGCTAGAAAGCACGGCTATGGCGATAGCAATATAAACACCATACTTGCTCACTTAGATTCTTTGTGTGAAGAGAACAAAACACCCGAGGGTTTGTGGGCTAGCAATTTAATACACGCTTTAGAGCGTAAGTTTTGGGAGATTGTAAATGAGCAAGGTTGATTTAGATGGCCACGAAATGAAAAATAATTGCTTGCATTGCTTTACTTGTGGAGATTGTGGTTTAACCTTTAGCCATCCAGATGACGGTGGACCTATAAACGAATATCCAGTTAATGCTGAGCGTAAAATGAAAGACGAAGAGCGAATGAGTTTATGTGACGACTGCTTTGATACTTTCAAAGATGGTTGGCTAAAAAAGTTTGGTAAACAGTATCCATACGGATCAGATTTGCTAGGAGAGGCTTTTAAATGACACCAACAACTAGACAGCGAGAAGAGTGGGAACGAAAGCGTAAGATCGCTTTAGATAAACTGGAGCAAGATATGGACGACCTGTCAGATCGCCTAGACATCTTAGTAAAAGAGCGAGACAGACTTGAAGAGATGACTTTCGAAGATTCCTACTTTCAATTTCTATCGGAGAGAAGTGATGGCGACGACAACACTAGATAGACAGTACTCAGATGACCCAGACAAGCGGCCTAGATATTTAAACTTACCATGCCCGGACAAGTATCGCTACATCTGTGGCAGATGTTCTAAGCGTTGGGGCGAGCCTGATAGGCTTGGATGGGTAGATGTTGTAAGGTGTCCTGAGTGTCCTAAATTGAATGTTAATTGAAGGGTAGAAAGATGTTTATTAAAGTGACTGAGTACATGAATCCGTACAAACTAGAGACAAGAAATGACGTAAGAACTCTTTATATCAATGTAAACAAAATAGAATGCTTTAAATACTCGCCCAGTACACCGGATCTTGAGGAGTTTTTGAGAGACTATACACAGATCGCAACAAGAAAAAACTGTTTCAACTGCGTAGAAACCCCCGAAGAGATCATGAAGCTGATTGAGGAGGCTAACAATGGGTTGTGAATTAGTTGTTAATACATTCAGCTGCCTAGACAATATAACTTGGTGGGGGCTTCTCCTGACCATTGCCGCTGTTGTGACCTTTACAGGTTGGATAAGCTTACTTTGGAGAATGTTGAATGAATAAATATAGAGAGGTGCCTTTCTCAGATTTAATAGGTAAAACAATAACTAGTTGCGAAGGTTTTGAAAAAGGCTCTGACAGAGTTATTTTTAATACAGATCAAGCAACGTACAAGAAGAATTGAGGAAAGCAAATGAGCGAGTATAAAAGCTTGAAAGAGTGGTTTGGGAAAGCTACGCGTGGAGACGGTCGCAAGTTTTCACTCAATCATTGGAATAGTCATACATATTTTGAGCCTATATTTTTAACCAGAGGCGTTTGGCACGGAGTAGATGAAGCCGGTTGTTCTCTTGAGTGGCAAGAAGAATCTATTAGCCCCTTTAGGGAGTGGCACCCGCCAAAGAAAACAAAGAAAATCACGCTGTATAAGCCTGTTTTTGAGACTATTAGAAATAAATTTTATTGTCCGCAGGATGCTCAGTGGCACTCTGATAAAGACTATTATAAAAGTAACTTTCATGACATAAAAGGATGGATGAGACAGGAAGTTGAGGTTGATGATGAATAACTTCCTATCCCAGTTCTCCTTTGACACGCTCGTAGCTGTCGCGCAAGGATCGGCAACTGTGATTGGTTTAGTAGGAATGATATACATATTTTATTCTGTGTGGAGGTTATTGTGATTTACGTACTAGCTTACCTAATCATCGGTTGCTTGTTCACACTTTACTTTAGGCGAGAGCTATTCCCTAGACCTGAAGAAGGCTACCATCTTGCAAACGTTTCAGCTTCGATTATCTGCGGGCCGATTATAATCATTGGTGTTACAGTTATAGCTGTGACGTGCTTTATAAACTCTTTCATTCACAGGGTGTTTGGATGACCTTCAAATATCTCTTCATAAAGGTAAGTGAGAAAACCGAATTTAATGCCAAATGAGATATCCCTTTGAAATTAAAAGAACTTAATGCCCAAAAAACATAATCGAGTAAAAGAGTTCCATTGATAAAAAAACTAATAGCAAATGCCAATATCGGGAATAAAACCCCATCTTTCAAACTTGCTACTGTCCTATGTATAGGATAGTTAGTTCTAAAAATTCCAATTAAAATTAGTGAAGGAGTAAAAAAAAGGAGTGAAAAAAAGACAAACAACCAGGTTAAATCCATCGTCCCTCCCCTATTCTAAAATTTATGATTGTTTAACATTAAAGGTCTCAGGGATGACTTCTTGAGATTTTTTTGAGAAATTCGAAATGAGTTTAGACAATTGTTCAGTTTTAATATTTGTACCGTTCGAATTTACTAACTGATCCTTTACAAAGCAAAAACCAGTTGGGTTTCCAACTTGAATAATAAATGAATCTGGAACTTCCTTAACTTTCACTTTACCTCGGATCATTTGGAAAACTCCTATTGCTATATTATAAGGTAAACATGTTGTTTAATGCAGAAATCAACACGAAAAATGTTTTATGTGTTAAACGAAATACATCCACTAAACAGAGTTCTTAGTAATCAACACTATCTTCACAAAATAACACATTAAATCTATGCGTGCAAATAACACTGTTTTTAACAAAAAATTCAATTTAAGAATACTTTCAATTGTAAAACATAATGAAGTACAATCCATTTGTTGTTCAATAATTGTATTCCATTCAGAAATAACAAAAAGAAACCTTAAATTGCCACCCTTATGACTCAACAAGAGATTTATTATTATAAAAAATACTGAAAAAACCTATCTAAATGATTCAGATTTTTTAAAAAGTCTTGCTCGGTAATCGTTATACAAAAGATCCTGAGTCATATAGCTATATTGAAACCTACACGAAACTCCGCAAAACTAAAATTATAAGAAATTCGCGTTTAAAAGATGTTGCGGTGTCAATCTTATCTATCTCCTCCCTTATAATCATCGCAATGCTAGGCGCTGGCCTGGTTTGGTACATCTTTACTAAATAATTCGATCCTATGATATAATACCCCAAACACAACGAAAGGGGATTATATGCTTGGATGGATCATGGGAATTGCCACACTCATACAATCAATTGTCGCAGCGGTTAAGCTGATACTACCTTCGTTCAAGAAACACGATTGCGATAAAGATGATAAACCGAAGTGAGATAAAACTGCTTTCCTCGCTTAACGGCTATAGGATTTTTATCCTTGCCATGATGGGACGAGGGCATAGGCTTACAGATATAGTACACACACTTGGAGTGTCAGCCGCCTGGGCTACCGTTGAGTGGCGTAAGATCGAAAAAGCTTTCCCCGAGCAAGTCTTCATAAAAGCTAAAAACGGGCACATAAGTTTGACGGCCTACGGTCAAATGTTGTCCAATATCTGTAACAAGTTTCTATCAGAACTGACCCCAAACCTGGGAGACGTTAAAACCAAACCGCAAAGGAGTGCTTATGGTGATGCTGATCGTGTACGGTGTACTGGCTATGGGTGTATTGGGTGCTATAGCTGCTGTCCTAAAACATTGGAACGCTCCAAAGACGTTAGAAGAACAGCGCCTGATAGAACAACAACGTCAAGAGGCTAAACAAAAGAAAATGGAAGAGCAAACCAAGCGCATGGAGGCTAGACGTAAAGCCGTCGAAGAGCGTCGCAAGGCTCAATCTGAAAGGAGAAACCGCCCATGATTAAGTTTATAGCTATCGGTTTACTATTAACCGCGTGTATCAAGAAAGAAGAAAATCACTACCACGAATGCCGCCCTGCAAAAAAGCAGCCCACCGGATTTGTTAAGGACGTAGAACAAACACTTATTAATGGTGACGTAGTTGACCCTAAAGACTTCCCAGCTACGTTTAAAACGACTATAGGTAGCTCTTGGTGTACAGGCACATTAATTGGTCCAAGAGTGTTGCAACTTGCGTCTCACTGCGTGCCAAACGGTGGCAAGGCTAGCTTTACCTCTAACGGTGTGACATACACTGGAACTTGCCAACGTCACCCAGCGTATAATGGCGACGAAACCGCTGATTACGCACTTTGTTATTTAGACAAAGTTGCCGACGTTGCATTCTATGAAACAATTACTCATGAAGAGGTTGCTATAGGAGAAACAATCTATCTAGCTGGCTATGGCTGTAAGTATCCAGGAGGGAATGATAAGCCAGACGGCAAGCTTAGAGTTGGCCCTACGGAAGTTGTCGGACTTCCAATAGATGACAACGACATCGTAACAGAGAAAAATGCAGCACTTTGCTATGGAGATTCAGGCGGCTCTGTATTTAAGAAGGATTCTAAAGGTGTTCTAAAAGTAGTAGCTATCAATTCACGCGGGGATATTGAAACAACTAGCTACCTACCAGCCTTGTATACAGTGCCAGCTAAGAGCTTTTACATCTCATGGGCTGCCGGGAAGAAGGCGTTTATATGCGGTTTAAGTGGTGATGATCCAAAGTGCAGAGGTTACGTTGCACCTGAACCTCCGCCAGCGCCAGAGCCGTCGCCTTCTCCCTCGCCAACACCTACGCCATTACCGGATTTGCCAGAGTGCTGATATACTAAAAAGGTCATTAAATAGTGACCTCCAAATGTATCGTGAGAGCCTTGGTTTACCAGGGCTTTTACTTTATGTAGACAGCGCGTCCGGTCCAGCCGCCTAGCTTGTCGATGAAGTCTAAAACTTGATCCTCAGTGCGAGCTAGGCAGTAGTTGCAGTTGTTAGTTTCTAGCTTTTCCTGCCACTCTTTTTGCTCAGGCTTAACGCTACCACTAGGCGACTTCAATTCGAGACCGGAGAGTACTCCGGCTTTAGTCACTATACAGTAATCGGGAAAGCCTTTCATCGGATTACTTCTAAGTATAATCCTTTGCCCGCACACCATTGGAATACCGCCAAGGTGTACTCGAAACCAGAACAGCCCCGATACTTTAAGAGCGGCTTCTGTAAACCTTGCTAACTTTGCTTCGTCTAGCTTATTGGTGCGCTTGACTTTCGGTTCTGCTGCTAACGCTTTCTTCTTCATACAATCCCTGTAAATAAAAAGGGGATCGATACATGATCCCCTATGCCACACTTAAAAAGTATCTGGCCTAAAACTATTATGCCACAGGTTTCTTCTTAAACAAATCAAGTAAGCCAGGGATAGAGTCGACTACCATCTGGCCGATTTCCATTAGTTCTTCTCTGTCCAAGTCTTGAGCTTCTGCGATGGCGTCAGGAGCAACTTTAGAAATATCCCAAACATCTACACCAGCCGCTAAGATAGCAGGAGCATCGCCAATGATCTCAAATTTTCCGTCTGCAAAAATAAGTCTTCCGTCTGCAATCAATTCAAGAACTTCTTTTTTTAAAGCCTTAATGTTGTCAATTCCTAATTTCATGGTTCTTCTCCTTTGGTTGTTTGTTCGATGTTTCTAATGCGAGTTTCGTGATCTCGCACGCTTTCTGATACCAAGCCCATTTTTACGTTTAGCTCTTGTATTGATAGTGCCATGACCTGCATCGACTTGGCAATATCTGCAATATACGAAACAGCTTTAGAAACCACCCCGACTATTAAAACTAGTACAAGTTGATTCACACTTTCGCTGAGTTCAAACATCGGTAGCGCCTCGAACTTAAATGGTTTTATGCTCGATTATATTATACACCAAAACTGTTTAATTTGTTTCTTCGTGGATAATAACTTGTGACTTTAATGCTGAGACCTGCGCTATGGCGGCGTCTGTAGCAGCAATTTTTGCCATCTCTAAAGAATACTTAGCCAAGAGATCGTCGGTTATGTAAGCCCTGACTGCGTAGGTTATAGCGCGCGGACCCTTTATAAGAACCCCTTCAGAGTCGACGTTCCCAAGATTGTTAGCCGCTTGAATCATCGACGGAACTACCGCGTCAGGAAAAGAAGCCGATACGTGATCTAAAATTGTCCCGTCGTCTAAAGTAATTTTAATTGCAAACCTAGCCATAATATCTCCTTAAGATTGTGAAGCCCAACCAACGGTGGTTGATGTCGAACCTGTAACTTGAGGTTGTACACCACCGGCGGCAATATAACTCGTGTAAGTAGGTTGTACTACGTTCCATTTATTTTTCATGTTTGCGCCGATAGTAAAGTTATGGCCGGTTTGAATATAACCAGTGACTCCAGTCACAGATCCAGAAGTACCAGCGTTGATATTGAACGTTAGAGTTGTTGTGGTGTGAGAAGTAATTAAGTATTGACCTATAAACGTACCAACACCACCCGTGTGGGAAACCCAAGTAAAATAATCGACGTTGTCTTCTACGCTTGAAAAGTCAGCGCCAGACGATGTCAATACAGCTGTGCCACCTGTGATGGTGCCGTTTGAAATAGCTATTTCTGTTATATCTGTAAATTGAGGATCAAGAGCCGTGTCTGTTTGACTTTTTAAATAGTTTGTTACGTCTGTGGTGTTGTTGTAAAAGTTGTTATTCGTCCCCATGATACTGTTTGCTTGAGTGCCTACAGATATACCGGTTGTACAACCACTAAAAATATTTCCGTCGAGAAGAATATTTCCAGCGCCTGCCGTTGGTAAACTTAAGCCGATTCCAACTGGTGTTACAGAGCGACCATAAAATGTATTCCCGGTGATTGTATAGCTTGATGCGGAAGAATTTGTGATGTTTACTATTGCCGCTTCTGTACAGTTTGCAATTACATTATCTGTAATAACAGAAGCGGTTGAGTTTAAACTCATACCCCTCAAAGAATCATGAAAATAACATCTTCTGACTTTTACGAGTGCGCTTGATCCTGTGTGCGAGAAAGCGTAACCAAACTGACTCACGGCCTCGCATTCGTAAAACCACCCAAGGCCAGTCATTGCGTTTCTTCCAGCAGTAGTTGATGTATTGATGAATTTGCACCTAGCAACATAATTTGTTGCAAGGGTAACAATCACATTCGTCCCGCCTCCAATAATTTCCAAGTCAAAAATATAAATGTAGGCACTTACGGTAAAGCTGTTGGAAGATGTCTGAGTAAATACGGGTCGGGTTGCACCTTGAACAAAGTCTCCCGGTATTGTTGTATAAGCAAGGTATATAATTGGTTCGGTACTAGTGCCAATACCTGTGGAAATGTTTACGGAAGCACTTAGGGTGTACGCACCTGCTTTAACGTAAAGCTTTGAACCTGGTGAGAAAGACTCAAGAAACGCATCCTCAAGAGCGTTAAGTCTTGCAGCTCCTCCGATGTATCCAGTACACGCAACTGAAGCCGTACCACTGTTTGGAGTGCGGTCAAGAACAACTGTAGTAGCGTTAGTATAGGATACGATTTCGTACCACCCGACTACACCAAAAGCTCCCGTCCCAGTAGTGGTTTGATGAAAAGTATTCCCCACCATAACGGGGGTAAACCCACCTGTAGCACTCGTTAACGTAGTAGATGCGCCAACAGCTGCAAAGTCTGTTCTTCCAGATATAATAGCTGTATCAGTTTGCGAGTAATCAATTGTAAAAGTACCACCAGTAGGAGTTCCCGTAGTTGCACAACCAACAACAGTGTTTAAAGCTTTGAATCCGAGAACAACTTGCTGGGCTGCCCCGATTGCAGCTTTTAAAGTTGCCTTGTTACTTGCGACACTTGCTATTTGATACCAGCCGCTTGTCCACCCACCAGTATTTGATTGAATGTAAACCCAATGCCCAACGTCACCTGCTACAAAGTTATAAGAAGCAGAAGAGACAACCGGACTAGCAGTGTTTCCAGTTCCAGAATCACAAACAAGGTTGGTGAGCATGTTTGCGTTGTTTGGATTAAAACCACCACCGTTAATATTTCCAGTGGTTGCTGTTGCCGTACATGTAAAATATGCTCCGTTTGCTAAAGCCATATCAAGCCACCCGTGTTCCTGTTATTGTTAGCTCTACTTTAGTGACCGTACTTGCCGAGTCAACGTTAAAAATCAAACAGTCTCCAGCCGAAATCGTCGTTGTCCATGTGTTTGGATTTAGATTCTGATTTTTGTTTGCGCTAGAGAGAGTTGGTTTTTGAGAACCTGTAATAGAACCCCCAAGAACTGGCGGGTACGAACTATAGGTTGATTTCCAAACATCGATAATAACAGAACCTACTGTGTCAGCAATGATTGTCCAACTCGTTACAGTCATTGCGTAAGGTACTGAAAAATAAATTTTAGATCCAGCAACAATCGGTGATCCGTTCCCATCAAAAGTTGCCGTAATTCCAGTTGCAATTGTGGCAAGCTTTCCAATCGTCCCACCACCAAGGTTAGAAAAAGCCGTAGGAGCAGACGTTGCCCCAGTTCCTCCGTTTGCAACTGGTACTGCTGTTCCATTCCAGACACCAGTTGTTATAGTTCCAAGAGTTGTAATTGATGTTTGACCAGCGTAGCCAGAATCAATATCTACTGTAGGGTTTCCAGAAACTCCGTTGCCATTGGTAACAGCAACACGAGCCGATGTTCCTGTTAGAGTTCTACCTGCAAAGGTGTCAGCTGCCGTTTGAACAACTAAACCATTTGTGTTGTATGAAGACAAAGCTTGCAACGTTGCGTTGTAAGCTTGAACGTTTGTTCCAATGGCTAGACCTAAATTTGTTCTAGCAGTCGAAGCCGATTGAACATCGGATAAATTGTTTGCCGCTAAAAGAACTCCGGTTAAGTTATATTGCAGCACATCCCAACTAGCGCCAACAGCCGCTTGAGTTCCCCCGGCGTTGTCTACTATTGCTAGATATACGTCGCCCGCTTCTACGGTGAGGCCAGAAGCTCCGCCTATTTTACCAGCAACGGAAACAATGTAAGCATCACCTTTAAGAGCGGCAGGATAGTTTGGGTTAGTCGAACAATCGGTGCTTCCCTTAAGGTCTATAAGTCCGGTCACCGCATTATCTACATATGTCTTTACAGCTTTTTGAGTCGGCAAAAGTAGGTCGCTGTTAGCGGCCAGCGTGCCATCTGTGCTTGAATCTAAAACAGCCGCGGTGCCTAGACCTAAATTAGTTCTTGCTCCCGCTGCGGCTGTAGCCCCGGTCCCACCTTGCGCGACTGGAAGCGCGTTAGTCAGCACTAAGTTTCCAAGAGTTGCCGTATCGGTAGATTTGTTATAAGTAAAACCAGCGTCTCCGCCAAAAGCTCCACCGTCGTTAAATTGAACTTGAGTATCTGAACCACCAGGGGGAGTTGACGCTGATCCTGTAATTGTAACGGTATCAGTTAATGCGTCGGTCGTGATAGTTATGTTTGCGCCAGCTGCAATAGTAAGCGTGTCGGTTGTTGAATCAGCAACGATGTCTGATTGTCCAGCTACGGCAATTGTTTTAAACGTAAGCTGGTCGCCAGTGTTAACTCCACTAATGTTTGACCCTGTAATATTTCCAGAAGCAGCAACACTTGTAGGTGTGATTGCTCCCAAAGTTAAAGTAATTGCAGGCGTTGATGTCGGAGTTGCAACCGATCCAGAAACCCCGTTTGCAGTTGTAACAGAAACACTAGTAACCGAGCCAGAGCCCGCGTTGGACCAAGCTGTGTCGTAATCGGTATTGCTTTGCTTTACTAAAGTTTGTCCAGTCGTTCCACCAGCGGCAACACCTGGACCCGCTGGGCCAGTGGGACCTGCAGGGCCTTGAGGACCAACGCCAACGACAACCGTAACACCAAAGTTAGATATGCTCATGCGCGTGAAACCTCCGCGGTGATTTCAAACTGCCCCTCTATGAGGCGCTGAGAGTTGGATGATAAATCTATAATGTCTAAATCGTAAACATACACGCCGGGTTCTAAAGCTGCCGTGATATCCGATGGAACAGATATTGAAATCTTTCCCTCGGGACCACTCACGACCGCGTAGCCGTTGCCGGTGCTTATTTCTAAAACTACCGTCGCACTTTCAGGGGTTAACCTTACTTGCATCAAAACGTCGTACCCGGTGATATCGATTGGATTACCAGAGCATTCATTTGTAACGTAAACTCCAGTTGCAAAGACAGAGCCTTGCTCGCATGCTGCGCGAAGTCTTGAACTGTTGATATAATTAAAAACTTCGCTCATATTTTATATCCTTACGCAATTCTTACAGCGTTTATAGTCCCAACAAGTGCCAATGATCCAGCTGATGAATAATTTATTTGGCCAACAAGGTATGCTGATGACGTTGCTGATACGTTAACCACTTTTATCATCCCAGCTAAATAAGCATCTGCTGACGAGGACAGACTTAACATGTTAACAACCTCGCCACCGTTAGAGGATAGGGTCGCACTAGTAGTATTAACCGATGAAATAAGGTTTGAAATACCACTGGCAGAAGCAACGCTTTGTGTTCTTAAACCACCGGTTACTAACCATCTTCCAGGAGTTAAAGAAATGGTTGCTACGTTAAAAGGAACGTTACTAGCCGCAACCGACTGGGTATTTGACGCTGTTAATAGCTCTCCAACATACCCTGTTGGCGATGAAAGCCCGTTTACAGTCCCAACTATACCTCCGGTAGCAAAATTTGACCCCAGCGATATTTCAGAAACGTTTGCGGCATATGTTCCACTTGTTGTTTGGTTCGATTTTAGACGCCCAATTAGTATACAAGCCTTACTTGTTAAAGCTGAGGTCGAGTACAGGATTTCTGCGCTTGTCGAAGACCCTGAGATTGCTGTTGTTGAAACAAGTGTTTTATCGTCAAACTTCTTACAAGAAACCCCTAGAGCAATAGTTCCACCGTTGTCGATTGCATAAACATATATGTAGGTGTCGACCGCGTTCGAGATTCCAAGAGTTGCACCAGATGGTACAACCAGAGAAGTCGCTACGGTCGCGTTTACTACAGAATAAGAACCATCCGATGACGTTGAGCTTCTACTTGTAAACATTGCCGGTGCAATTGACGATGGAGTTGCCCCAGCGTTATTAACTAAGTTAATTGTTAGAGCGTTAGCCGCAACACTGGTTGTAAGACCATAATTTAACGCCCCGCTTGGAGCAGTTAAAACAGCGCGTCTCCATTTAGTGGTATCAGTCACGGCATTATTTAGGTTTGTATCAACGATGCTGCAATAAGGAATCCCAACACTATCAAGGCACCAAGAACCGATGTAGTAGGTAGTCCCAGCATCCCACTCGGCAATACCTGTTTGCATCAAGTAAGCAAGTTGGTAAGTGTCTACGTAAAACAAGGCATTCATATCCTGTATGGCAGGAGCGTTGTTTGCAACGACCGCATCTGCCCATCCAAGGTTATAATGGGCGCTCTGAATTGTAGCCGGATCGATCGAGTAGCTTGGAGAGCCTGCTTTTAAGCTACCAAACACCGCAACGTTTCCGCTCGCTGTTAAGTCTCCGCCAAAGATTTTCTGAGATTTTCGTACTATTTTAGCCATGTGTTTTATCCAATCCTATTTTGATAGAGTAACCAATAATCGCCGTTGAATCCTGTTGCGTAGTCAGAAAAACCCGTCAGCGTGCCAGTGTCGTAAGTGTATTCTTGGAATCCCCAAAGATCTAACGGAACCGGTATTTCAAACACTCCCGATATTCTAACGCCCATTGGCTTCGGTAGCAAGCCTTGCTGAACTGCGATCAAAGCAATATTGCTAATGTCCGGAGTGATGATATAGCTGATCGTCATGTCGGCAGCGTCGTAACAGACAACAGTTCCACCGAAAAAAGACCATAAAATATTGGCAATATAAGACAGCGTGTTGTCGCTATTATTCAGGGCTATTTTTAATTTTAACAAAGGACGGTATTCTGGGTCGCTTAGAGTGTAAAACGTGGTGTTCGAGAAAATATAAAGATAAAAAGAGGACCCAGCGTTAGTTGTAGCGTCGGTGTAGTCGGTAAAGCCTGTCGTTGTTGACGGAGAAGAATAGTCCACCATTTCAAAGTAGTCGCGGTCAATCTCTTGGGGGATAGTTCTACTAAACCCAATGTATTGACCGAGTACGTCGAGTTGAGGGCCTATCGCTGTTTCTAAGTCAAAAGCATCGCGAACGTCAAGCGGCACAAGCTCAACAATACCAGCAGCCGAAAGATTGGCAATCGTAGCGCGGGCCTTGTCCTTGCTTAGATACTGAAATATAAGCAGGTCAACGTAATAGTCTATCGTCGATTGTATTTGTTCCGTCGTCGCCATTAGACCGCCGTTATATCCATGCGAGTTGTATCTAGTAACCATCTGCCTTGAACTGTCGACGGATACTTAAACGCTGTGTAGCCAGAGGCCACGTCGTTCACTCCGCCACTTAAAACAACAGCTAGCGGGTCAAACTCTTTCACCAAGGTTGTCATGGCTGTGAAGTCTGCCGGGTCGTAAATTCCGTAAACAATTCCATCATAGAGAAGCGTCTTGATAGCTGCCGTATCGATGACGTGAGCCGGATCGATAGACTCTAAAACCATCTGAATGTATAAATCTTCGTAAACGGGTCGGTCAAAGTTCACGGCAAAAGAAATTCCGTTTACTTGGGTAACCGTCACAGTAACAGAACCGTACATTCCGCAACCAGCGTTACGCTTGACGTAGATAACGTCCGCTATATCCGCGTTAGTACCACCGTCTACAATACACCAGATGCTGTGCCCCGGAATTCCGTTAAGGTCAACCGTACCCGTATCGTTCTCGTATACTGCTACGTCGGTGACGTTCTCAATATTTCTAAGAGCTCCGATCAAGCCCTCTAAGTAGCCGATCGATGGCAGTGACACCGATTGTTGACGTCTGATTCGCAGATTGGTGTCAGTCTCTTCGTTTACGCCGGTCGATATTGCGCTCGTAGGATTGTTGGCGCTTAGAACACCAAGGGTTACTGTAACAATATTGGTCAACGTATTGACAGTTGTCTCAACCTTACCAGCCACGAGGCTGATAAACTCTAGGACGTTGGCACCAGACGCAAGGCTTTGAGTAACCTCAAGAGCAAACTGGTTTCCAGTAGCATCAGCGACAATAAAAGGAGCGTTTGGGAAAGTATCCAAACCTTGAAGCGTCAAAACTCTATCAGTCGTGATTGTTATATTAGTCCTGGTATAGCTTGCGCCTTGTCTAACCACCCCGTTTAACGCGCAACGTTGATCTAGCACTACACCCGTTGCAACCGTTGGATTAAACGAGTTATAAACCATCGTAACCGAGTCAAGCAAGTCGGTGACAGCTTGTGCGAAAATATTAATCATCTGTCCATCGGGACTATTTTGATCTAGGTTTATATCGACGCCATAGATAGTCCTCATGCCGTCGCTAAGCTGAGTAATCAGATCGTTAATCGACTGCGTATGAAGGCCCGTATTGTCTACATAGTTGTTGCTCATACCGTTACTTGCCCCGTCAATTGAGTCGTGTAGTAAGTATTGACTTTATAAGTTATCGTCGCGTTTCGGTTCGTATCTAGGTTAAATTGTACATCAGTAACCTTGGTGATGCCATACGTCTGAGCTATTATTTGTTTTAGGGTTAAAACTATATAATCCGAGCTCTTTTGACCCAAGATATTAAACCAAGGTACGCCTTCGTCTTGTGCAAAAAAGCAGTCTTGACGCCACGACAAAAGCCTAGTCTTAAGATTTAAAGCAATTGCCTGATCTGCGCTCGCGTAGTTTTGCTTTCCAGCGCCGTAAGTCCAATCACCGTTAACGTCTAGGTTTCTAAAAATCATAGCGTTGAACTCCCCTTGTCTAATAATAAATCAAACTGTGTTTTAAGGGCTTGTAGAGCGGCTTGTGATGCTGCCGAAACAGCCACAGAACCATCGCCCACAGTAATAGCGGTCACTGCGTCGATAAAAGTATTCATGAGATATTTTAAACTAACAGCAGTGTTTCCGACGTTAACCTTGTTGGATCCGCCAAAGACTTCAACGATATTGCTTTTAAGGGTGATCTTGTTTGCTTGGCTTCTGATTCCTACCAAAACCATTCCGTCTGATAGACTATGAACACGAGACGTAGACGGTACGCCTATTGTTCCGTCATACCACCAGTTATCTATGTCTCTATCGTTAAAAAGAATTATGCAAGAATCACCAGCCTGTATTGGCATTGAAACATAAGAACTACCACCAGTAAGAAAAAACACGGGACAATCTGTGAGCAATGGGTAATCAATTGACGATTTATCAGCATTATTTATTTGAGCCTTAAAATTTATAGTGCAAGTTGCCGTGCATTTAGTTGGGTCGTAGCTTTGTATTGTACCAAGTTGAACACAGTTAATATTCATAGACGACTGCCGTAGAATGCTATTTAAAACATCCTGCAACTGAGGTTCTGCAACCGGTCCTAGTACTTTATTTAGGGACATCTGCAATGCTCCTAACGACTCTTATTCCGTCGATATTGTTATTGTCTTTTATAACCTTAAAATATCCAGGCGTCATAGACAACATGGTTAGTTTTGTAACAACGTCACTAGCAACTGAACCAGATATAGTCCCCGCGTGGGTTAGGCCTGATAGTTTATAGAGACCGTTATAAAATCTATTGGCCGACGATTTAACTTCGACAAGCTGAGAAACTTTTAATCTTGGCTCAAATATTAAACTCATTTCTACGCTGGTCTCTGTTTTCTTTGGAATATCTACAATGCCGCTTTCTGATGTTATAACAATACTTTCTCCAGATAAAACCTCAGTTGTATCAAGTGAGTAGGCGTTCATATTGTCGATATAGAGTTCATTACCAGTTAGATTTTTAATAATTTCTGCAGGGTTTCCAAACTGTGCGCTCCCACGCTTAGACTGCCCTTGAAGAGAATCTCCTACGACCCCGCCTTTGATGTTTGGAAGCTGTGATATCAAGCCAGCAACTTGATCTTTTAGATTAACTCCAGCCGTCGTCGGAGAAGAAATAAAACCAGCGGCCATGCTTTGTTGTCCGTCGTAACAATCAAAGACAGTCTTATAATCTGATCCGCTTCTTTCGCTGTAGCATTGTCTTATTGAGCCGCTAAACACTAACGGTACTAGGTCCACACCTCGACTTCTATAGCCTGCGTAGAATTCTATAGTCCTAAAAGTTATATCGTAGCTATCTTTAAATAAGCTAAAACGAGTCCTCTCGTTTAGGTTGTATATAGTAAACGTTGCAGAGTTTACAGAAGCCAAGTTATTTCTAACGACCTGAAATTCGCACGTTAGTGGGTATGTTATCTCGACGATATCACCAGAAAAAGTCTGTGCCTTTAGTAAAAACCAAAGACCAAACTTAGATGGGTATGTCTTGATAATTTCATCCGCCATATATATCCGCCTCGATCTGATTAATTTCATCTGCGGATAATAGATATATTCCAGATGTTGTCGTGAAAGCGTCAACGCTCATAGGGTCTTGACCACCGTCGGTTGCTATCAATAATCCAAAAGGAAGTATTTTTCTATATTGCCTAAGAATGTTAGGAGAGTTGGAAATTTGTTCGTTAAAGGTAGAGAAATCCTGCCACTCAAGACTATAAAACCAAGCGTACTGGTTTGGTTTAAACTCTAGGGTTAGCTTGGCCTTTTCATAGCCGTCGATGACTAGATAAATTAACTGTTTAGGATCGTCGTTTATCTCGGTTATTTTTAGCATTACGTCCCCGATCCTGGTGCAGTAGCTCCAAAGAAGTCTGTACCTGATTTCAATATTGAAGAACCTTTTGCCGTACCCTTATCTGAGACAGGGGCAGCTTGTGCTTCTCTTCTCTCGGATAGTTTGCCTTTTGTTATCTTTGTAGTAACAACTCTAATTTCTTTCAAAGTCACCGTTATATCTGTCGTGTCTGTACTTTGATCATCCTGAGACACGCTAAAACTTTCGATAGCCATAGATGGGAAAGTTCCCCAAGGTGTTTCTACTGATACGTTTTGTCGATTTAAAAACATACCTGCTAAGGTGTTATAAGCCTTTTGTTGTGGGTTCTTTCCAGCATCGTCGCTAAACAGCCCTGCAATGTCATTAAATTGGTTTACTACTGCCGTCGCTGCACTTTTAAGTCTTTGAATCTCGTTTAAAGATTGTCTAGCACTTTGAGATTGCTGGGGAGATAAAACCCCCAAAGGAGTTAACCTGTCCAAGGTTTGCTGAACAAACTGTTCAAGCTTTGACTTCGTTTGAACTATGTTACCTATCTGCCCGGTCAAAGTTATCTTTATAGGGCTGATAGCAATGTGATCTTGGACCGTAAAGTTGTCTTCTGTAAAGTGGTCAGTGATATTAGCTTGATGATTTATCTCTTCTGTCTGAGGAATATCAAATATAAACCCAGAAATACCGGGAGGAAAATCAGCACTGTTGCCAGAAGTGATTAGGGCCTTTGTTGCTGTAATTAAAGACAGACCAGTGGCACCGGCTTGAAGTCCGTTACTAGCACCAGCGATTAAACCTACTGCACTTGCCATTATTTTGTTGCTCCTAATGGTTGCTGATACATGGTGTTACCGATTACGTCTTTTAATTTTTGTTGGACTCTTTTAGCCACTTCCTCGGGACTAGACGAGCCGTTTACGTTTATGTTTACGTTGTTAGTTTGAGAAGAACTAGCCGCAGCACCTACTCCGCCAATAGGTATTACTTGGCCTATAGTAGAGGAGGTTTGCGGCCCGGATCCACTGCTTGAACCAAACCCGAAAAAACTCTTAAGGCTTTCTAATTTATCTAGCGCAAACTCTTTTAAAAGTTCTGCCGCGTATTTTATCATTGGAATTATGTTTTCTAGTATCTCTTTCCACTGCTTGAACTTATTGACTAAAACTCCGATGACGCTATCGTCACCGCGTGAGAAAGCCGCAAAGTCCTCTAGGACAAGACCTATACCTATTAGGGCAGATGTAATCGGAAAGAAGTAAATTGCAAGAGCTGCACCGATTACTCCGATTATTTTCCAAAAGGCTTTAAACTTAACTCCTAAAGCGTCGATACCTTTTCCCGCGTAGTTGATATCAAATATTATTTTATTCCAGACCGTCATAACCCCGTTCGCCATAGGCATCAAAGCTAGTGCAAGCTTTTGAAGCGCTCTTTTACTAGAATCCCACGCACGATTAAACTCGACGTTAAATGATTTAAGTCTTTTAATTTCTTTATCAGAAAGAAGCAAAGTTTTATCACCAGAACTCACGCTATTAGCTTCTCGAAGAAAGTTAACCATGTCGCGTGATAAACCTAACTCTTCTGCTAGAGCTGTTCCCCTTGCCGCACTGAAAGTTTTTAGCTTGTTTTGTAGCTGAGTGAGAACAACGAAAGGATCTTGATTGGGATCGATCCCGAGCATTGCCCAAGGTGCGATATTACCTCGACCTAGCTGTATATCATTCGATGCTTTTTGAAGCCCTTCAATCGATCCGACAACATCATCAAACGCCACTCCACTAGCCGCAGCGTGTTGTGCCAAGTCTTGGAGTTTTTGCGTTGAAAGGCCTGTCAGGTTATGAAACTTGGTTAGCTCTGCACCAACCGTTGAGGCTGTCTTGGCAAGACCCATCAACGACGCGACAAGTCCGCCCATTATTAATTGGCCTTTTTTAAACGAGGTCGCTATGTCTGTAAAAGATTTAGTTCTCTTTTTCATTACATCGAAGAAAGAATCAAACTTCTTAGCGGCAGGAACCGCGGCATTACCAGCGGCAGTAACCGCGCTGATCGCAGTTTGAATCTCTCCAAGACCAAGCGTTTTGATGCCTATATTAATAAATAAATCGGCCAAGCTCATTTATTGTCTTCCTTCATAAGTAAATAAGTCTGACTTTCGAACTTGCTCCTAAACTTTAAGTAGTCGTAGGATTCAAGAACCAAGTCCACTCGTTCATTATACAACACTTCCGGCGAACCGAAACCATTGGCAGACAATTCCGCTATAATATAACGGTCCATCGGCATTTTATTCTCAAACTTAGGAATCTTAGTATCGTGGTCTGCTAGCTCGCCGATAAACTTGAAAGCAGACCCTCGAAGAAAGGCATGACGTTCTCTTTTATTGCGTAGAAAGCGGCCATCAAGAAGTCTTTTCTACTCTCTATAGATTCAAACGTCTGGCCGTTAATCCTAATGTCGTTATATGTGCACTTTTTAAAACAAGCGTGTGCGCTCTCTAAAACCTTTTTAGATGACAAAATCAAACACAAAGGACTCTTTACGTCGTTTATGTTTGCTGTGATAAACTTTCTAAAATCGTCCGAGTTAGGCAAGTCAAACCCTGCTAAAGCCTTTATATCAACCTTGTCGATCTCTTTTAAAATTGTAGACGCAACGTCCCACGCCTCGCCATATGGTAAGGGGGTTACGTCTAAGACGGCCCCCGATGGTAGATCATATTTAGCCATGGTTATAACCTCCAAAGGTAATCAAATTATGTCAACGCTCTTGCTGCACTGCCGAATGTTAGCATATAAGTTGCAACGGCTTGTTCCTTCTCGCCCTCAACGTTCGAAGTGGTTTCAACAAGCTTGTGAAACACTCCACCAGCCAAAAGGTAGTTGTCAGAGGTCACGTTGCCTTGACCGTCACCGACTCTTTTTACGAGTTCAGACGACATCAAAACAAACCCAGGAAGGTTAGAGTTTTGTAGGGTCATCAAGCTAAGTAAAAACTTATCGTCAGCACTTCCGCGCATAACTCTAAGCTCTACTTTAGCCATCTTTCCGCTTTCGTTTTGAGCGTAGATAGTGTTGCCGTTTTTACCAACTTTTACAGTCACCGAATCAGTGTCGTAGGTTAGTTTTAACACGTCACCATCTGGAAGGTCTGTAAGCAAACGTTGGTTGATCTTGATTGTATCTGAACCGACTAGTGCGACTGTTGCCATTTACATATCTCCTTTTACAAGTGTTAACTTACAAATTCTAACCTCTATACGTTGAAAAACACAATCACATCACTAGTTTGCACTGCACCAGCGTATTTCACGCCGATTTGTACGAGTGGCGCTTTTCTCAAAGCACGATCGTCTGGTGATTGTAGTGCAACTGGTTGACTGTAGATGTAGTATCCATAATCAAGAATATTTCTGTCAAAGTCTTGAGGATTTCCAAATCTATCTGGACTAGTCCAAACACCAGGAGCCAAGAAACTGTTGGTCACACCTTGAGCACAAACTTGTCTATAAGCGCCTTTTAGGCCGTCCATTCCCGCTTCTGTTTGAGGAATTTTAGTAGACGATGTAGCTAGGTAGTTAAACCCTGCGACTTGAAGTGCTCCGACTAACCAATTTAAATTGTAAACGTCGTCGTAGAAGTCGTTAGCGCCGTTAGATATTACTGAAGCTCTGCCAGCGACTCTAGGATAAATATCCGCGCCCACCGCTGCCGCTGCTGTGTAGAGGGTTTGCGTAATCCCATCGTCCCCAGTCAAGCCGGCGATTTGCTTCAATTGCATCGTTATAGTTGTATTGCTTCCAGAGAAGTTAACAGACATTGAACGACTTGCATAGCCCCATAGATAATTTTGTATGCTGGCTTTTGTGTAAAAAAGAGTTCTTGTTTGGTTGTAGCCACTGTCTTGGATTACAAACAATAGACCGCTTGGACCTGTTAGATCTGTGCTGTCTCCAGAAGCAACAAAGAACAACTTGCGCAATGATTGAGCAACAGCACAAGCGGCTGTGACTTCAGCATCGTTGGCAGGAGCGTAAGTAGTTGCAACGCCTCCGTAGTAGATAAGTCCTGCAACGCGTGTCATTGCTGCTGCGGTTGTTTCAGACACCAACAAAGGAGCTACGATAAACACCCCGCCACCGCTGATAATGTTTGGAGATTGAGAAAAAACGGAAAAAGCAGCCTCGTAAACAGCGCTGCCGCTTCCCCAATCTGTCTCAACGTCGATCGGAGATGTGTAGACTGCGTACCCGCCAGTCGGTGCGTTGATCGGAACGTCTTTAGTTAAACATAAAAGGTTGTTGATACTGTATGGAGCTAGTCCGCTCGGTGACGCGCTCACGCTTACATTAATAATGTTCGATATGCTGATTACACTCACGGAACTTCTCCTTGTTCAGTTAAGATTTCTTTATCAAAGGTATCGTAATACGAAATTTGTTTTATTTTACTGTAAGAACGCAAGACTTGCAATGTTATGGTTTGCCGTGTCATCTGCGTCGATTCCTCTAGGAAAGACGTATCAGCCGAGGACGTTGGTATAATTCCTATGCTGAACTGGTATTTATCTTGAACTTGTTGCGCGTAGGTTGACCCCATAGCCATCATCACCAACGGAAAAGCATCGATAGACGACGTGTTGGCTGACATCACGTTAATGCTAATAGTTTCTTGCACAGCAAGGGATTGCTCTGATGTTAGCCCTGCAATGTTGCTGACGGCCTTGTTTATGTTTGAATATGGCTTCATACCGATCACGCCAACAGTGATAAACACGTCGAACGTAGCCGGTAGTTTAAAGCGTTGATTGTAGACCATTACCTGACCAGATTTAAGGCCAAGCTCGGTTTGTATGATGTCGCATATTAGATTGGTCGTCTTCATTCAAACCCCTGAACTATCTCGTAATAGACGTAACCGTACTCAGTAAAATCTGATTTAGCCATGACGCGGTATTGGTCGTTTGCGTCAAAACGAATTATATCGTCAATGTTAATCTTAGGGTTAGGCGGCAAGTGAAGTTGGTACCACTTCCAGTCGCGTTGACCCTCGGGCTTTATGGCAAGTCTTTGTGGTGATAAAGGCTGCTTCGTGCCCATCACGCAGTAGCTTATTTGTTCTTCTGACACCTGGAAATCTTGCACCGTCTTAGACACAAGAACAAAGTTTAACGGTTGCGCCCAAGCTAGGACGGCATTAAATAAATTTGGCAACGCTGGCATCATTATTCGACTACCTCGTAAGTAATAGAGTTCATCAAAGCGCCGGTATCGATCAAAGGTTTAACTGGGCCAGAGCCTTTGCCCTTGGTTCTTTTCATGTAAGTGCTAGGGCTTAGTTTTGGCCATTTTCCGTATCCACTAGTAAAAAAAGTGTTTTGAACGTAGCCGACCCAAAGTGCACCAATTTTGGGTAGTATAGAAGAAAACCCGTCGCTAACTATCGCCTTAAATATCTCATTCTTATTTTTGAGAATCCATGCTCTATAATCGTCTTTACGTTGACTTTCGGTCAATCTGATGAAAGACCTTTCGGGAATATTTCTCGAAGCACTACCAAACTCGTGAACAGCTCCCAACTCAACCGCACCAAGCGAATCTTCGCTGTGTAGGGGTTTGTTTGAAAGTATCCCTATTTTAACCGAAGCACTCGAAGCGATAGCCTCTTGAATCTTTTTGATAGCTTCGTCGTTCCATTTTATCTCGACGCCTTTTGCCATGGTAGAAAACCCCCATTACTCGAAAGTGGTCCAACCGTAAGCAATCGCAACGTTTCCAATAAGAAGTGGTTTGACAATAGAGATATATTTTTGACCATAACGAGTCGTAGCAAACGCAGACAATATAGGATCTTTTTTCATCCACTCAGGGATCTCGTAAGACTCGCTGACGCTGCCAACAGTTCGACTGTTAACCATAGAATATGGGGTCGATGCTAAGCCTTGTGCTGATGTTTGCAGGTCGTTGACTAGGTAATGAGCAGATAGATAAAGATAAGGTATTCTTAGAGCGTCGTCAGTTGAAAACAAAGACGCGTTAAATACTTGTTGAGCCTCTAAGAAAGCTTTTTCTATGTCCGTGTCTCTTACGTAGTTGTTGGGACAACCAGGCTTTGGAATAACCGATCCAGCGGGTGTTTCATATAAGAAGTCCCGCGAAAACCACGTCTTAAAATCGTCAACTGTAACGTCTTGAGGCGTGATCATCGTGGGACTTCCTTCTTAGAAATCTTAAACTCTTTTTACTAGGCCCTTAAAAGAAACCTCTAACCATGCGGCAACGTCTTCGCTTACTTCTATAACGTCGTGTAGTTTAAACACGGAGCCGTCTTGAAGGACGATGTCCCCTGGTCGAAGAGACATCACTTTAACTAAACCCGCTTTTTCTGCTTTTTCTACTTTTGCCATTTTAATGATTCCTTCAAAATTAAGATGCTGTGTTACCGAAATATAGCATCTCTTTTGGTCTTAGCGCTACAACTTCTGAGAACTGGCCGTAAGCCGCATTTTCAAAGTTAAAGCCATTGATGGTTGACGCCGCTGTCATTGTGTAGTCAAGAGGCAAGTCCATCTTAAGAGATGTTTCATCGTAGTTAGAAAGAACGTAACGGTTGTTAGTTCCGTCGAAGTTAGCTTTGTCACCGTATGCGCAAGGTAGGATTTTGAAATCAGACTTGCCAGTGATGGTTTGGAAAGACTCAGTTAACAATTGTAACTTAGTCTTAACTGGGTAAGTAGCATCTGGGTAGTTTGTTAAACCGTTAAAGTCAGACTCAGGGATTACGAAGTGAGTCGGCTTAGCAGTGTAGTTACACTCTGCACGGTATGCTTGGTAAAGAGCACCAACAAAAGTGTTGAACTCTGCAGCTGTCATTGTACTGATCTTTTTAGTGATAGTAGATGTGTTGACAGTTACAGAAGATTGGTTCAAGTAGCCTTTAGTTGAAGCGTAGCCCAAGAAAGCAACTTTTTGAATTCCAAGGTCCCAAGACTTACGACGAGCAACTTCACGCGCTTCGATCAAGCTGAACAATGTGTTTGCTTTCATTGCTTGCTCAAGCTCGAACACGTTCCAGCTTACGCCTTTTGCCCAGTTGTAGATGGTCTGAGAAACAGCATCGTATACAGCATCAGAGTGGCTCAAAAGTTGGCTGTTAGATCCGTTAGAAATAACACCGGTCTCGAAGCCTTCATCCTTAGAGAATGTACGCCAGTTAAGAATGGAGCTTTGAAAAGCACCGTTCCCGATAACGATCGGCATATAGTCAGCCGGTGCAATCTCGAAAAACTTTTGTTGTGAAACCTTGCGACCAACCGCTGTAAGGGTTGATACGACTTGTTGGTAACCTTGTGAGTTGGTTCTGATCGTTCCGCTTTGATCTAATAAAAGTGATGACATTCCTTTGTCTCCTTTGTGTGTTATTAATTATTAAAACGATGTGTTAATTAAGCAACGAACTAAAGAACCGTCGGCAGAAGCGTTCTCAAGAGCTGTTCCAACGATGGTGTTGGTTGAGGTCTTGGTTGCTACTTTCTTAGTTCCAGGCGCGTATTGTAAAGATGCTCCAGCGGTGATCGCTGCAGAAGCTTCCAACATTACGATAGAGCCGATAACGCCAACTTCGAGCTTATCGCCAACAGCGTAAGACTCTTTAAGTGGGTTAGTTAATACGACGCCAAGGTATTTCCCAGCGGCATCTGCTCCGACGCTTACTTTTGTAACGCCTGGTGCTGATGTTGACGCGATGATGACAAATTCACCAGCGGTGATAGTGTCGGATCCAGTTGCAGAGTAAAACTCGGCAGGGATGGAAACTCCACAATCAAGGGTTCCTTTTAACGTTGCGATAGTAAATTGGTTCTGATTCAAAGCCATGATTTAAACTCCTTTGTTTATTTTTTAGGTGATCCGTAACGCGCTTTACCCATGTCCACTCTTTCGCGACTTGAAACAAACTCCTCGGGAACTTCAGCCGAGCTGTTGTCGCGAGTATTTTTTAAGTCGTTAAAGTTACTGTTTGCGCGTGCTTTTTCAGCATCTTCGTCTTTTGGTTTTGACTCCTCTTCAGGGGTCTTGTTCTCTTTCATTGCGTCGTCTTTATCGGCGTCAGCCGATGCAGCCATAGCAACTTTGTCTTCTTCTTTGAAACCGTCTGGTTCAGCAGAAGCAGGGGCAGCCGCATCCTTGCGAGCTCCTTTAACCGCTGCGATCAAGTCTTTGACGGCCATTTTTTCGCCTTCAACGTCGACCATCTCGTCGCCGGAAAGAATTTTTTGATTCTTTTTTACTCCAGCTTTTTTGATTTCTAAATACTCAGCGACCAATTCTGCTAGGGGTTTTTCGTCGCCTTCCATATCGACTAAAACGTCCTCGCCTTCATTCAACTTGATGTCTTCACGACGATTTCTGAATAGCTTAAACATTAGTTTTTTCTCCGTAGGGGGTTGTTTGCTTACTATCGTACCAGCATTGTCTTGTTTTTTGCAAGAGTCTGATTGGCTGTTCAAGAAAATAGGATCCACTGCCATCTCATAGCGAGGATTACGAACAATCGCCAAGTGCTCGTAGCGTGCGGATTTGAGCTCTTGCTGATACTCGACCCCGTTGTAAGTTCCACCGGGCGCGTATTTGTCACCGTACCAACCAGTTGAGACGCCGTAACCCTTCTTTAGAAGTTCGACCCCTTCGGCAGAGTCGCAGACGAAGTTTGCAAACCATTCGTCGGTTTCTGCGTTATAGTCCATGCCAGCAACTCGGCCCGCTATCTTTATTTTGTTCATCGTATTTTCATTGATCGGCATGTCTGGATGTTCGATTGTCACGGGAATTCCGTGAGAAGTCTTTGCCATACTTGCTAAGACTTCGTTACCTAGTAAAATTGTAGTATCAGGGTACTTACAAAGACCCTTACGCATACAAGGCATTCTTATCGTTTTACCAACTACTAAAGTATCGTTCATAGTTTTATAACTCCACAATCGGCTCGGCCACACAACGGCAATTAAAGTCAAAGCCTGGGTGCCCGCGAACCTGAGTTTTTAAATTGATCACAGGTGGATTATCCCATGAAAACTCATCGCCGTCCAGAATCTCGTGGTCATGACGTGTGCGGTCGTCCATCACGGCTCGCCAAATGTATTTCTTAATACCAGCGTTCATGTATTGAGCTTGCTTATAGGTCGAAGTTACCAGGGCGGTCTCTTGTCTTGCAATAAACGTCGCGCGGTCTCTACTCACGCCTAACCTAGCCTCGATCATATCTCTAAGACCGGTTCGAGACTTACCCGAGACGACCCATTTTTCTATCTCCTCGCGAAGTCTTTCGGTCTCTTCTTGAGCGAATAGTTTTGCCGATCCCTCTACGTTTTCCCTGTTTGCCTTCTCGACGATAGACTTTATCGGGCGCGTCATGGATTTAACATAGTCTTCGTCGAAAAATATTCTAGCTCCTGTAGATAGTTTAGGCTGTACGGCCATTTCTTTAACGACGGTCTCTTTGAACTCTTTATCTGTTTTGGCCATGGTTGACTTGGCGATCCGGTCCAACTCGCTAACCTTGAGCATCTTGACTACCTTCTCTTGAGCGTATGCGAGTTGATCTATCAAGATTTTCTTTAAAAGCAAAGCACTGCGAGTCGACTCGGATATAGCCGCCTGCACGGGTTGAGGCAGTTGACCCACTCCGATCGACCAAGCTTTTGATCTAGCATCGAACGTTGCTCCTAGCTCACGAAGTTCTTTCGATACGGTCGAAGACATCTCCCCGCGAAACTTTCCATCACTGTAACGAATCTTTCCTTGCTTGATTGCAGACTCTAGGCCGTAGGGTTTGCCATCTGCTGCGTTAAGGCGAGCACCGTCGACGATATCAAAAAGATCGTCATAGATACCGCCCTTAAAAGCTTTATAGATCTCGTTTGCAAGGCGCTCATGCCAGGACTCGCGCGGCTCTATCGGTTTTAAAATCTTTCGTCTCTTATTTTCCAAAGTTTTCCTCGGTGCTTAGTTCGTCGTCTTCTGAAGGCAAGTCAACGTCGTCGTAGGGTTGAGCCTCTGACGCGTCGATCTCGACTTCAAATATTTTAGCTTGGTTAATCATATCGGCAATGGTTTCGTCAGATGCCATACGAGCTTGTTTTAGTTTTAGAACTCGGTCTAGCTCTTGAGTTTTTCCAGCGCTTATCTGCTCGCCCGTCATTTCTCTTAGAGGCTTCCAATCGAAGTCGATCGACTCGGGAACATAGCCAAATAGTTTTTGGCAACAAATTTGAAGCATCTCAACTAGGCCGCCTTTAATCTTGGACCTTATCTCTGTTTCGATCATAGAGTTATAATTTTCCATGTCGTCTTCTCCAGAAGAAAAGCCCGAGCTAGAAAGTCCAAAAAGCTTAGCCATCGGAAAACGAGTTTCGCACGCAAGTCCAACCCTTATTTCTTTTAAAATCTCGGGCAGTCCGCTAAACGTGAAAGCTTTTTGCTCGTATTCATCTTCTTTATCAATTACCAAAGCGTTGAGGTAGTTCTTTAGCGTATTCGATAGCTGAACCCTCTTAGCTGTCATCTCGGGTCCCTTGGGTGTAGACATCGCGCTGTTAAAGCCGTTGATCTTATAAACATCAATCTTGGCCTCGTCTAGCAACTCATAGACAACGTTTTGATGTTTCATGTATTGGTTATAAGACCGCACCAATCTTTCTAACTCCGATACGCCCCATCCTCCGAACTGGCCTCGTAGTAACGAAGGGGCTTCTTTGCCGTTTATCTTAATAACGCAAGTCTTGTGAAGAACCTTGCCGTAATAGTTGTAAGGTCTTTCGATTTTGTTTTCCTCAAATTGATCCACGCCCGAACCGCTTGAGGTATAACTAAGCTCCCATCTGTCGACCGCGTAGAACTCTAAAGGTGTCCAAGTCTTTACAGCGCTAATTTTAAAAGGCTGCGTCAACTCTTGGCCAGCGTTAATAATAATTCCACCACCACCGTATAGGCGTGCGTTCTTGCAAGCTTGTCCGTAGGTCTTGATGATATCGTTCATGTTGACGTAGTACTCTAGGCGCTTAACCTCTTCGGCAGACAACTCGGGAATACGAAGGTCAATACCACCGCGAAAAGCGTCGTCGACGGGTTGATCTATGATGACCTGAATAACGCCATGCTCTTGATAAAGCTGCGACACTAGCGACCTGTTTAGCGTCACAGAGTTTCCGCGAGTGTTCCAAATCATGCTGGTCGAGTCTGATAGCGGTGCGTTTCGCCCGTTGCCAGCGTAACCAACGAAGTCAGTCATTGAGTTAAGACGCGCCTCTTCTTTTTCTTTCTTGTTGGCCATATATGTAAACCTTTCCGTGGTGTTTGTTTTATAAGATACCATTTTTAAAAGAACTACAAAACTCCATCGTCGTAAATTGATGACTTGATTTTGATCATGTCGTCGAGGGCATATCTTAGGGCATCTATGCAATGATTCCAGTCGTCTACGACTATAGGTAACACCTGGCTTGTGTACTTGTCGACCTTATAGGAATACTTCGAAAACTCTTTTGCCGTGTTAATACACGACGGGTGAATAATTATTTTGGTAAACGATTTAAGAAACTCTATACCATCCTCGACCGATCCGCTCCATTTTTTTGCGCCCTTGATGTTATATGTTTTGTTTGCCAAGTAGCTAATGGTTTCAGGGCGGGCACAGTCTGCAAATATCCGGTAGCCTTTACCAGCAAGGACTTTATCCATCAGAGAAGGTAACTCGGGCAGCTCCACGTGATGGCCATAAGCTTCGCGATCTATAAATAACTCCGAGCCCTTGATGAAACACCTCACCACCGTCGAAGGGTCTTTAGCAAAACCAAAGTCCATGCCGTGATAGAAAGCTTCTACACCATCACTTGAAAAGTCTTGAACGACAAACTTACCTTTAAATATTTGAGCATCACTGACGGTACGAGTATGACCTTCCCAGACGTGCAGAAAGTTCTCGTAATCGGTAGCCTGCATGTAGTCTTTTTCTTTTAACAGCTCTTCTGATATGTGTCGGTTATCTCGCCAGTTCACTTCCGTGACAAGTGCATCTGGGTGTTTGTTTGTTATAAACATTTTATACACAGGGTCGTCGTCGTTCGTCGGATTGAAACTAATGATAAATCTACTTCCCGGCTTTCTAACGGTAGGTATCAAAACATCCCAAGACGCCTTGGTTACGCGGTCTGCTTCCTCGACCCAGCAGATATCTACACCTTCGGTCGACTTAACGTTATCGACGTTAAACGCGAGTCCCTTAAAGATAAACGAGCTTCCGTTGGTGCAAGTGATCTCGGACTTGCCGATGTTAAACCAGGGCTCTAACTTGTGAATAGAAATAATTTCACATAGAAGCTTATGAACCGAATCAGCGATAGATACTTGATGCTCACGCGTACAAAGAATCTTAAGAGGCTCTGACATGGCTGCAGCTATTAGATACCGAGCAATACTGTGACTCTTAGCAGATCCACGGCCGCCGTGATAGACGATGTACCGGTGACTTCGTGACGATATACCGGAAAACTTTTTAGGAACTGTTATCTTAATTGCCTGCGTCATCGTCGGGGTCGGTGCCAAAAACAACTTTCGGCGTGACGTTTAAATTACCGTTGAAATTAGTTTCAGTGCGGTCTGTCCATTTGAATTTGTTTTTCATGGTAAAAATAAAAGTAGAGCAATTAAATCCTTTTATTTTTCCAGTAGTACCAGCTCGCCCCAGCTTCTCCCAAAACAATAGGCTTTTTTCAATACCAATTTTTATACTGTCGGAGAATTCTTGGTGTTTATCTTTCCATTCATAAATAGAATCTCTTGATACTCCAATAACTCCTGCAAATGACTCCATAGACAATCCACCCTCAAGGTGTTCAATAATCATGTCGCAATACTTGGGGTCATATTTAGTTGGTTGGCCTGGTCTTGACCTGATTGATTTTTTAGTGTTTTTTATTGTCATAGTTTTAATATAACTAATTCAATAGCTTATGTCAAAAGCTAAAGATTTATAAAAAAAGCCCGATTCTAGTTATATAAAAGGAGGCGCGCATGCAAAACTATATTATGTTCGCCCTGATATTTTTCTCTTCTTATATAGCTATTTAGGTCTTTTTTACGGACTCTGAAACTATTAACGGATACGTATTACCGTGAGATATCGAATGATGAATTCTTTTATTAGAAGTATTTAAAAATATTATTTTAACCGACGACGGTTGATACATTACCGAGTAAAAGCTTTTTACGTAAGTACCGTTGTCTAAATATGCTTCCGTCATTCCCCCTTTAGACGCCTGGGTCTGAATCTGCTCGATACTACACTGACTACTTGTAATAAATAGAGTTCCTTTAGAGCCTAACGTTATATAAGTGTTAACGTCTTCATTTAGTCGACTAAAAAACTTAAACGGCTTCTTTGTCGAACAGAAGAAAGAATTCATTATTTTTCTAATAGGATAAATTTCTTTAGCATATCTATTTTCTTTACCACCGATAAAATCTCCACCCTGAGCGAATGCAAAACAGATTAAAGGGGTCTCGTTAAGAAATTTAATTGCTGAGTATATTACCTTATTAAAGCTTTTTATCTTTTTACAGCCGTCTATATATTCAAAATCATTATCAAATCTAAATCTTAAACTTGTATAATCGTCATCAAAAACTAAAAAATTATCCAAACCCAAACCAGTTGCTATTTCAAAGCAAGCATTTCTAGCATGTGTTGTAGTTCTAAGATTATTAAAGTTATCGCCCTGATCTGTAGTCTTAGCTATTTCTTTCTTATTAAAGACAATGCAGTCACTTCCGTATTTAGATAAGTACTTATCTTTAGTTGCGTCTTGATCGTCTATGACTATATAGACTTTACCTTTATAGTCAGTACTCTGAAGAGTCTTTAATGTTTTTATATTGTCGCATCTGCCGTGAGATATAATAAAGATAGCAAATTTACTTAGATCCATAATCACTCTCGTAAGCCTCTGCTACTTCTTTAGAAATAGATACAAATCCGTTCTCTATAGCTTTATTAAAGTCGATTATAACCAAAGCAGATTCCTCGAATAGTTCTTGAACTGACTTCTCCGAGTGGGCGTAATACTCTGCAATGTTCTGATAGTTAAAAACTATATGACGTTGCGCTGCATACTTTAGAAATTCTTTCTCATTTTTAGGTAAATCAGAAGCTTCTATTTTTTTAACAAGCTCTAAAGTCTTAGATAGATCAAATAACTCTTTAAGTTCAGGCTTCGGCCCTTTAGGCTCGTAGACAGGGGCTTTTATCTTTTTCGTATAAGCAGAGTCCTCTTCGCTTAAAGCGTTACCGTCTGCGTCTTTGGGTAGTATTTCCGATAGAGACTCGTCGTCCCAGCCTAGAGCCTCTAAGTCCCATCCTTCCGCGTCAAGTTCTGACAGGATCTCTTTTAAATTATCTTCGTCCCACTCGGCTAGCTCTGCCGACCTATTATCGGCCAGTCCATAGGCTATGGCTTCGTCTTTCTTAAGGGCCGTCCAGTGCACGTCGATCGTATCCCATCCCAGTTCAATCGCTGCTTGAAGCGTACCGTTACCCGCGATAACGGTTCCGTCTTCCATAACAACGATAGGTTTTTGCTGTCCGAACTTAAGTAGACTATCTTTAATTGCCTTAATGTTTTTCTTGTCATGCTTGCGTGCGTTGCGTTTATCGAACTTAAGTTTTTTTACGTCGACGCGTTCATAGGACATTTTCATGGTTTGAGGTTTCTCCAAAAAATAAATTTTAGGGTATTAATTACAACCATATGCGAATTGATAGAATTTTAAAAGGTCTAAAATTAATCAAAAATCGCGGATGTTTTAAATCCTCTGGTTGTTTTACCTCTTAAAGATAATGCTTCTTTCGGTGATATACCAGAATTGTATATCCTTACGTGAACGAGATCCCTAGGCATGTCATATATCTCACACCATTCTGATAAACATTTCGTAACTCCATCAATTTCTATAAGTCTATTTTTAGAAGTATTTCTACTTTGTTCTGTAGGCGTTGCCCATCTACAGTTTTCTTTTGAATAGCCTTTATTTCCGTCTATTCGATCTAAAGACTTTCCATCTGGACGATCACCCATGTCTTCATGGAATTTTTTAAAAGATGTCCAAGATTTATCACACGATATTCCTTTCCCTATATACAAATAACTACCTTTATAGTTAGGATTTGCACATCTTTGTCTCATAGCTTTCCAAGAAGCATATGTTTTTGAATTTGTCATGTTATGTTTGGTTATATTCTTTAGATTTAAACACCCACATGATTTTATTTTTTCGTGAATAATGTGGGATAATCTTATATTTTTTGTTTTTCCACATTCACAAATACACTCAACAATAGCTGGTCTAGTTTTGGGTATTCTTTTTATAATTGTAAGCCTATGATATTTAAGTCCATCTACATTTCTAGCTTCCACGATTACCTCAAAATTTGAACATGTGTTAAAATTCTTATGAACTAAACTCTTTGGATCTTTGGAGGTGCTTCTGAAGACGTATATCATATGTCCCGATATTCACATCAATCACCATGATCCTAAGTTCATCTCTATTTCTATCAAAATAATCAACTTTTTAAAAGAGTTCAAAACAGCGCCACTCAAGGGTTTCATTAGCCTTGGAGATGGTTTAGATCTAGGGCAGATATCTGTATACGACAAGAATCCTGCATATAAGAACACAATTGCCGACGACATAAAGATCTACAATAAGATAATAGACAACTGGTCTGACGCTATGCCTAGAAACTCAGACATGCATTTTATTCAAGGAAATCACGAGGTTAGGTTAGAAAAATTTCTCGCTAGAAACGCAAAAGAGTATCACGAAATAGTTCAACCTTTACAAGACCTATTAAAATTCCCAGAGAGAAACAAGCAAGGCAAGCAACGCTGGCACTGGCACAGGTATACAAATTACAAGAGCCTAAAGATTGGCGATTGTTGGATTATGCACGGCTATCTGTATGGTAAGAACGTAGCTGCGGATATAATCACAAAATACAAACATAGTTGCATTACTGGCCATGTGCATAGGACAAATTTTGTACGGGAAGGCAACCTATACGCTGCTACTTTAGGACATGGGAGCCTTGAAGAACAAACCACCCATACTGGAGGTCCGACAAATTGGAGCCAGGCTCTAGGTGTTTTAACGCTACTTGACGACAACACCACAGATCTTGAAATAATTTATATCAAAGACGGGAGATGTCATTTCCGTGGAAAAATCATCAAAGGTTAAACGTAGACGTAGACCTAGCAGTATACCTATACTAGGCAAGAAGGTACGAATAAAGTACGTATCAAAAGTTCTAATCGACGAAGGCGAAGAACTTGATGGGTCATACCACAACCTATTAATCCACGTATCAAACTTCTCCGACGTGCACTCAACCACAGTGCATGAAATTTTTCATTCCGTGTTTGATATATCAGGCGTTGGCAAGCTTGTAACACCAAAGGTTGAAGAAGCAATCGTCAGCGCTTTTGAAAGCGCCTTAAAAGATCACTTCATATTTCATAAGTGTACATGTAGGTAAAAGCGACAAAAACTGTAACTAATTTCTAACTTTCAAAAAATCTACAATCCCCATAATTCCTATGAGGATTATAGTAGAAAATATTATTATATCTGTAACGCTCATTTACTTCCTAAACCCCAACGCTACTAGCTTATTGTGCACGCGCATAAGTCTACGCTTCTTGCGATCGATTCTACGACCTAGTCCGAGCACCATTCGCATAACTGGCAGAGCATCGATGCGTTGGCCGTCGATATACATAAATACCCAAAGACGTTTACACCCGACGACTGACTCGACTTTAAATTCCATCATTTGCCTACCTCTTCCGTTTTGCAAGGTGGGCACTCGGGCTCCATCGAGAACCAAAGATGCCCGATTATTGTTCCGATTACTAACATAGCAACCGGACTTCTGAAACCTAATTTCTGTAGATACCTAGAGATACTACCGCCGACGCCTTGCGTGTAGACGATAACGGCGTCGTAGATTCCGAGGGTTATAAAGGCCGATAGAATTATAATAGCCGTCGGGTGCATTGATCTATCTCCTAAGAAAAACGTCTAAAAACATTATAATTAGCAGTAAAACGATTAAAGTTATGCTATAGATATCAATAAGTTACGACCGGTATAAAAATAGTCTAAAGAATTCTTCTGAAAAAGCCGATAAGTAATTATAACAAGCTAGCAAGAAGCTAGCAAACTTTACTGGCGGGAGAAAATAAAATATGTCCAGAGGTTTTGACAAAAACGTAGATATTTTGGTTATCGAACTTTCGCAGCTAGTTTTTGAGAATAATGACGACTGGCAGATTGCCATACCTCTTTTAAGCGAGAACGGGGCTGCAACGTATAAGATTATAACCGACGGATATAGGGCCGACGCATGGGGGTTTGAGGACGTTTACAGAAACTTTATCAGCGAGGTTCGCCTAGCAGTCGAAGTCTTAAGGGGACGAGAAGAATAAAGTTTACGTGGAACCGGTTCCGTGTAAAAAAATCTCGAAAGGAGAAAAGCACCATGTACTTTGCAAGCTTTGAGACTTTCCTCGAGTGGTTCGAGCTTCTGCCGATGCCGTTAAACGAGAAGCTAGTCGAGCCGTTTGGCGTAAGAATTGGCCCCGACTACTACGACACCCCGTTGGATGTCTTCGATTCTATTTAAAGAAGCCTGGTATAGGCTAGAATCGATTTAAAAAGTTCGGCAATAGGCAAGGGTAGCTCTGTAGTCTGAAGCGCTTAAAAGCCTCTTTTTTCTTTTTTTTTTTTTTTTTTTGGGGGGGGGGGGTGCTTGTTAAAATTTTAAACCCAAATTTTTTCCCCCCTTTTTTTTTAAAAAACTTTTTTTTTATACTTTAATTTTAAAA